TCTTTATATTCTTGACTATCATATATTTTTTTCAATTTAAGCCTATATAAATGCGGATACCACGTTTGGGTAAAACCTTGAGACGCTCTGCTTACATCTTCTACTACATAAAACCTCTTAATAGCAAATTCAGAATCACCTAATGCATATTCATCCCTTAAATTAGGCAGTTCTATAACATCTCCACTTATTATTTTTCTGCCTAGCGTATTAATTAGACTGCGTATGTGCACAGTCAAATATAAGGTATCATTTGTTAAAAATAAACCAAATTGTTTTAAGTCAAAATCAATATCTGCTGAATTGAATACACATCTAATATTATAAATGTCTTTTTCGTATTTTCGATCACGATTTTCTAAAAATAAAACGTCTTGAATGTTCAAAGGATCTGTAATACCTTCGTCGGTTACATTGGGGTTTTGAAATTCATCATTTGAATTTATCTTTGTACCTAATAATTTATGTACAAACATATCAACACCACCAACAGTAAACATTTCATAGATTTGTTTATCTAGAAATTCATAGTCGGGTCCACGTTCGGGTTTATATAAACTTAGTCTTGGCATACAGTATTTATTCACATAAATACAATGGAGATCACCAATGGCAACTACTACCAAGCAAGAAATATTTGATTATGTGTACACCTTATTAGGTGGCGGAATGATTGATGTAGAATTAGATCCTATACATTATGAAACTGCACTAGATAAAGCTTTAACTAAATTTAGACAAAGATCTGATAATAGTGTAGAAGAATCTTATTTTTTTATGCCTACAGTAGAAGATCAAAACGAATATACATTGCCTAATGAAATTGTAGAAGTTAGACAAATTTTTAGACGTAGCATAGGCTCGCGAAGCGGCGGCGGCGATGGCGGCACATTATTTGAGCCTTTTAACCTAGCTTATACAAATACATATTTGATGAGTGGTACTAATTTAGGTGGCTTAGCAACATATAATTATTTCACTCAATATCAAGAACTAGTAGGCAGAATGTTTGGTTCATTTATTGAATTTAAATGGAACCCTGCAACTAAAAAATTAACAATCTTACAACGTCCTCGAACACAAGAAAATTTACTATTAATGTGCTATAATTATAGACCAGATGAACAGCTTCTTGAAGATTATCTTGCTAAACAATGGATTAAAGATTATACTTTAGCAACTGCTAAATTTATGTTAGGCGAAGCTAGAGAAAAGTTTGCTACAATTGCAGGACCTCAAGGTGGTACAAGTCTAAACGGTAGTCAGCTAAAGTCAGAAGCGCTTGCTGAGATGGAAAAATTAGACAAAGAGGTTTCTACCGCAGTGCCAGGCGGAGTGGGATATGGCTTTACTATAGGATAATTTTATTGACTTTTGATATTTTTTATAATATATTAAAGTATGAAATTACTTGTTATTGGTCACGGTAGACACGGCAAAGATACTGTATGTGACATTTTAAAAAATAATTACGGCTATAATTTTATTAGCAGTAGTGAGTTTTGTTCTAAACTTTTTATATATGATCAACTAAAAGGAAAATATAATTATTCTAATTACGAAGAATGTTATACTGACCGACACAATCATAGAGCAGAATGGTATGATCTTATTAGTAATTATAATAAAGAAAATCCAGCTAGATTAGGCACTGAAATCTTTAAAGAATACGACATCTATTGCGGACTTAGAAATGCACGAGAGTTTTATGCTTTAAAAGAACAAAAAATTTATGATTATGCTTTATGGGTTGATCGCAGTGAAATATTAGCTAGTGAAAAAGTTGACAGCATGACTCTTAATAAAACTATGGCGGATTTTAATATAGATAATAATCATAATTTAATTTATCTTCATGAACAAATAGATTCAGTTATGAATTACATATCTACAATTTAACTAATCTAGTTGTACTTTTTTTCTCATTCCTGATAAATATATTTAACCCATTAGGAGAGAAAAACATGGCAGGATTAGTATCACCAGGCGTTCAGGTAAATGTAATTGACGAGAGCTTTTACACTCCAGCTGAACCAGGTACAATACCATTAATATTTGTTGCTAGTAGAGAGAATAAAGCAAATGCTTCTAATACTGGCATTGCACAAGGCACCTTAAGCACAAATGCAGGTAAGCCTTATCTAATAAGTTCACAAAGAGAACTTGCAGACTTCTTCGGTGACCCGATATTTGAAGTCGACGAAAACAACAATCCAATACACGGTGGAGAACTAAATGAATACGGTTTACAAGCTGCATATTCTTATTTAGGTGTAAGCAATAGAGCTTTTATTGTAAGAGCAGATGTAGATTTAACTGAACTAGAGCCTAGTATTTTCCCTCCAACCTCCTTTCCACCAGAGGGTTCTTTATGGTTAGATCTTTCCGAAACTAAATTTGGTATTCAAGAATGGAACGGTAGTGCTAAGCCAGCAACTAATGCACAAACATTTACTAACAAAGCACCTATATCAATTTATAGAACAAATGATGTAGTTGATTACGATAATGAAGATTATACTCCTAAAGGTTCTATAGGAGCAATTGGTTCATATGCTGTTGTGTCAGTTACAGATATTAATAGATATTGGTACAAAAATTATAGTGGTACATGGGTAGAATTAGGATCAGCTGCATGGACCAAAAGCTGGGCTACAATTAAATCATCCAAAGCAAATCCAACACTTACTGCTGGTGCTGCAAATATTACCATTAATGGTACTGTTTTGAGTGTAGATCAAGAAAACACAACTACAATTGCAGCTAATATTAATGCGCTTGTAATAGACGGCGTAACAGCAGCTAACCGCGATGGGTACTTAGAAATTTACAGCGACGGCACAAGTTCCGGAGCAGATGACAGTTCACTAGGTGGACCTATAGTATTAGGCGGTGACGCAACAAAGTTAACAGAACTAGGATTAGTAGCAGGTACATACTATCCGCCTACAACACAAGTTTCTAGACACGTTACTGTGCCAGAATGGAAAACAAACGACACATATTCTAGACCAAGCGGTAGTGTATGGTTAAAGACAAGTACTCCTAATGGTGGCATGAATGTTATACTTAAAAAATGGAATTCTGCAACTTTGCTGTGGGACGAAGTAGATGCACTTGTTTACAACGACAATGCAGCAGCTCTTGAAGCATTAGATATATCAGGTGGTGGTGTAAATCTTGCGGCTGGTGTAACTTATTCAAAAGTGAACGTAGATAACACAACACCTGCGACTCCTAATTTTAAAGTTTATGAAAGAGCAGCAACTGGTGCAACTACAATAACAACAAATGCCATTACTTCAACAAATCCAGGCGCGGGGACATTTACCTTTACAGTAGCAAGCACTGATGCTACGTATAGCGGTTATTCAACACCGGTTACAGTTTCTGCAACATTAGCAGGATCAGCAGTTAGCGACGCAGAAATAATTGCTGATGCAATAAATGCTGCTGATGTACCTAATATTACTTGCCAAGTAACAGATCAAGCTAAACTTATTATTAGTCACTCCGAAGGGGGTGAAATACAATTTGTAGATACTGACGGTATGCTAGAAAATATTGGTTTTATACCATATAACGTTACCAATCCAGTAAGCATGCGATTCTTAGACTTTGTAGATGGCACAGATGCTACAACTTCTCCAAAGCAATTCCAAGCAACAAATTGGAGAGGCATTACTTATACTGCTAGCGTAGTTGCACCATTTGACGAAGCGTCGCAAGGTCAGTTATGGTACAATCCAACCTTAGACGAAGCTGATATTATGTATCACAACGGATCTAGTTGGGTTGGTTATAGAACTGCAACAGCATTCCCTAACACAGATGTAAACGGTCCTCAAGTAAGAGTAACTAGACCAACAACACAGTCTGACGGTAATCCACTTGTTAGTGGAGACATTTGGATTTCAACAGGTGACTTGGAACAATATCCTTTAATATACATATTTGATGATACTGTAATAGGAACAATTGAAGACAAATGGGGCTCTCCAAAAGACAATACAGATCAAACAACTGAAGAAGGTGTATTGTTTGATGATGCTAGATATGGCACCGACGGTGGTACTGCTACGCAACAGCCAGTAGGCACTATACCTCAATTATTATTAACTTCATATCTAGATCCAGACGCACCTGATCCAGACTTGTATCCGAAAGGTATGCTTCTATTTAATTTACGTAGAAGTGGATTTAATGTAAAGCGCTACGAAAAGAATTATATAGATCTAAATTCAAAAAATCCTAGATTTATAGATGTAGGAACTGGCCAAGACGAGGATATGTCAGATTACTTCCCACATAGATGGGTAACTGAAAGTCCTAACACAATTACCGGAGCTGGTTCATTTGGTAGACTAGCCCAGAGAGCTACAATTGTACGTAAACTTCAAGCTGCTGCGAATGATAACGAAACAATAAGAGATAGTGAACTTTATGTATTTAACTTACTATCTTGCCCAGGATATCCAGAGCTTACAAACGAGCTTATAACTCTAAACTATGATCGCGATTTGACTGCATTTATTATAGCAGACACACCGTTTAGATTATCAAACGCAACGCCGGATTTACAGCAATATGCTACAAATGCTTTACAGGCTGCTGAAGATAATGAAAAAGGTATTTTAAGTTCTGATCCTTATTTAGCTTACTACTACCCTAGCGGTTTTACAAGCGATAATTTTGGTAATAACGTAGTAGTGCCAGCTTCACATATGATGCTTCGTACTATGAGTTTAAGCGATCAAGTTTCTTATCCTTGGTTTGCTCCAGCTGGTACACGCAGAGGTCAAATTACAAATGCAAGTTCTACAGGATATGTAACAAGTGAAGGTGAATTCCAAGTTGCATCTCTAAGTATTGGTCAAAGAGACACTTTATACGAAAACAGAATTAATCCAATTACTTTTATTAATGGAAGCGGATTAGTCGCATTTGGTCAAAAAACTAGATATGCTGCTGCTTCGGCATTAGATAGA